AGGCGGCAGTGGCCTCAAGTATGCCGCGTCTACAATCATTTATCTCAGCAAGAAAAAGGAAAAGGATAAGACAGAAGTTGTTGGAAACATTATTAAAGCTAAGACGGCTAAATCAAGACTCAGTAAAGAAAACCAACAAGTCGAAATAAGACTCTACTACGATGAGAGAGGTCTAGACAGATACTATGGTCTTCTTGAACTTGGAGAACTTGGTGGGATGTGGAAGAATGTGGCAGGTAGATATGAAATGAATGGTAAAAAAATATATGGTAAAGAGATATTAAAGAATCCGACAGAATACTTTACTGATGATATAATGAAACAATTAGACACTATTGCTCAGAAACAGTTTTCTTATGGAACGAATTGAATCCACAATTCTAAAAAACTTAATACATAATGAGGAATATGCTCGTAAAGTAATTCCTTTTATTCAACCTGATTACTTTGAGGATAGAAAAGAAAAGGTGGTGTTTGAAGAGATAATATCCTTTATTGTTAAGTATGGATCATCCATCACAATTGAAGCACTAAATATTGAGGTTGAAAATAGAACTGATTTAACTGATACTGAATCGAAAGAAATTTATGAGATGAATCAAAATCTTGTAGAATCTCTTGTAGATAGTCAATGGATATTAGATACTACTGAAAAATGGTGTCGTGATCGTGCAATATATCTTGCATTGATGGAATCGGTTCACATTGCTGATGGGAATGATGATAAAAAGAATCGTGATGCGATTCCAACTATTTTATCAGATGCACTAGCAGTTTCTTTTGACAATAATATTGGTCATGATTACTTACTAAACTACGAAGACAGATATGATTTTTATCACAAGAAAGAAGAAAAAATTGAATTTGATCTGGAATATTTTAATAAAATTACAAAAGGTGGGTTACCTAACAAGACTCTTAACATCGCACTTGCTGGTACAGGTGTCGGCAAATCTTTATTCATGTGCCACCAAGCTAGCTCCGTGCTGCTCCAAGGGAGGAACGTACTCTATATTACAATGGAAATGGCAGAGGAGAAAATTGCTGAACGAATTGATGCAAACCTTTTAGATGTATCGATTCAAGATCTATCAGATCTTCCAAAGACTATGTTTGAAAGTAAGGTAAATAATATATCAAAGAAAACACAAGGTTCATTAATTATCAAAGAATATCCTACTGCATCGGCACATTCGGGTCATTTTAAAGGATTGCTTAATGAACTTGCATTGAAAAAATCATTCAGACCTGATATAATATTCATAGATTATTTAAATATATGTGCGTCCTCACGTTACAAGGCAGGATCAAATGTCAATAGTTACTCGTATATTAAAGCGATTGCGGAAGAACTCCGTGGTCTTGCAGTTGAAGCTAATGTACCTATCGTCTCCGCTACTCAGACGACTCGTTCTGGCTTTGCTAGTTCTGATGTCGATCTTACTGACACAAGTGAGTCCTTCGGTTTACCTGCCACTGCTGATCTTATGTTTGCTCTTATATCTACGGAGGAGCTTGAGGGGTTAAATCAGATTATGGTTAAACAACTTAAGAATCGTTATAATGATCCTACAATATTCAAGAGGTTTGTTATAGGAATAGATCGTGCAAAGATGAGGTTATATGACTGTGAGCAGAAGGCACAGGACGACATTCTTGACAATGGACAAGAAGAGGAGTATAATAAAGAAGATAAAAAACCTAAAAAGTCATTTGCCGAATTTAAATTTTGATAGTCCAAAGAGTTAAATGGTCTAGTGCTGTTGTAATTCTCATTGCAATGGTTTTTCATGTTATGGGATGGACTCCTTGGAATAGTATATTACAAATGATTGGTGCTGCTGGATGGGTTTATGTTGGTTTTAAATCAGGAGAACGAGCAATCATCTTAAATTTTCTTCCACAATTTTTTATTATTATTCCTGGTCTTATTGTTCTTTATCATACAAAGTAAATTTTAATTATGTCTGGAGACTACAACACACACAACGATCAACAACCAAATATAAATTACAACGATAATAAAGTTGACCTCAACAAATACGCTATATTCGTGGATGGTGTCACATCCGATCCCAGTAAAGATTATCAATCTTTCCTTGAGAGTCTTAGTGCCCTTGATGGAAAAGGTGCCAATATTCACAGGCTTCTTACTGCTGCTGTTGGGATTAGTGCTGAAGGTGGTGAATTTATGGAAATCGTTAAGAAGGTTATTTTCCAAGGAAAACCTTGGAACGATGATAATCGTGAGCACCTTGTTATTGAGTTGGGTGATGTTTGTTGGTACGTCATGCAAGCTTGTGCTGCCTTGAATGTAACTCTTGATGAAGTGATAGAAGGTAATGTAAATAAATTAAAGAAGAGATATCCTGGTGGAGATTTCGATGTCCACTATTCAGAAAACCGTAAGGAGGGAGACCGATGAGAGAACAACTAATTAGAGCACTTCTTGCTCATGCTAATGGAGATATTCAAAAACACGTTGCTAATGTAGAGGTTTATTTAACTAACCCTGCAGGTATCGGTGAGCATTCTGATATCACAGAAGCAATCGAAACTGAACTGAATATAATTGCCAAGTATCAAGATCAGATAGACATCATAAATAAATACTTCAAAAAGTAAGTAGTCGTGGCAATCCCTATAAAAGATAGACCAAAAGCAACTTTAAGTAATGTAAATTCTTTTTTGAATCAATTAGGATCTAAATTTGAAAATATAAAATTCAAAGCATCTGAAGGAAAAAGAGGTTTGAAAATATCTCTTAAACATCCAGGAACCATAGGGGGATTAAATAAATTTAAATCTGGTATGTTTAAAGAGTTGAAAGGTAATTTCAATGGTTTAATTACTAGTCCAAATATAATAGATAAAGATGGATTCAAAATAATAAAATTTCAAAATCTTAACAGGGTTATTGATTTTGATGTTGATTTGGAGGGAGTTAAATTTGAAGGTGCGATACCTGCATATATTCATGAGGAAGGAACTACAAAAATATTGAATAGAGCATTAAAAGGTGCTAATAAATTTAGTTTGAGTAAAGATAAAAAAAATGTTCTTATTAATAACAAACCTATAGAGAATGATAAAGTATATACACAATTATTAAAAGTATTTGGACCGTTGTATAAACCTAGACTTCGAGAATGGCTTTGGACTTTTTATCAGCAACAAGAAAAGTGGTTAAATGAATATGGTAATATTACATGGGCTCCTTTTGTTTTTGGTAACAGAGATTTTGTTACATTTTTTTCAGATCATATAACAAAACTAGAAAGAGAAACTGGAGAAAAGGTTATAAAATACGAAGATTGGGATCCTGCTGATATTTGGGCAGTTAGGGGAATTACTTCTGTTAAAAATCGTCTTAGAGAACAATTAAAAATAACAAGTTTGTATGAGATGAATAATCTTTTAATTAAGTTGATGGAGAGTGAAGAACTTATTGGAATATCTCTTAAAATGATAACGCAAGGAAAAGATGCAAAGTTACAGTTATATAATGTTGATAAATCTCCTATCTTAACTGCACTTGATTCTTTTAAACAACTGGAAAAATTTAAAATGAAGGATATTAAATTTAAATATGATAAGATCTGGTCGGGTGAAGATGAATCTTACATGCCTACTCGTATTGACTATGGACCTACAGGAAGATATTATATTGATGTTAAAAGGAAAGGAAATAATATATGTTTTACTACTAGAATTAAAGGTGCTGCTGCTCAAGGTGGACTAACACCAATTGATATGGTGGCTAATATTTTTAAAGGAACTGATTTTAGTACAAGTCATAGAGATTATCCTCAAACACCAAAAGAATTAGTGAAAGATAAAAAGATAAAAATAATGTATGAATTTTTAGCAAAAAGAAAAGAAGGAAAAGGTGCTCTTCCATATAATGAATGGCAACTTTTTTGGGAAAGATTGTATAATAGAGATAAAAATGGAAAAAGAAATGCTATTGTCAGATTGATGTATATAAAATTTTGGTATACAGCTCTTACAATTTTTTCAAAAGACAACTGTGTTCATAAGGATTTTAAAAAGTCTACTGAGTTTTGGACAGATATGTTATACATTGGTATGAAAATGAAGAACGAGAAAGAATTTGCTCCTCACGCAAAGATATCAGAATAACATGGCAACTAACGCACAAGAAACAGCAAAACAAGAAAATGGATCAAGATTATTCTTTGAATCTGTCATAGAAAAAGGTAAAGAACCACCTGATAGAGATATGCTTAAAGTATACAATGGTTATAATCTGGAATGGAAATTAACTTATAGGAAACAGGTTGATGCTGTAAAAAGTTATATTGGTAAACAGAAAGGATATGAATATTCTAGAGATAATGGTATCATGCCTTATATTGAAAACATAGCAAAAACTGATTGTGGTGTATCTGTTAAAGATAGATGGGATCCTATGGATATTGTAATGGTAAAGAAAAATATGAAGAAGACTGTAGAAGGAACGATTCGTGAATTGACAAATATGAAAGGTATGTCAAAAGATGCCAATCTTCTTATTTTGAATGCTTATATGAGAGAGGCATTAAAGGATAAAATTTTAATAGGAATTTCTTTAAAGGCGATTAAATTAAATAAGTTAAAAGCAAATGTAGAATTGGCAAATATGAGAGATGATAAGTCTACTCGTGTTAATATTAAACCCATTGATGGATCTCTAAAATGCACACTTACATTAGGTAAAAAGGCAAATTACTTGTTTGATACTGGAGAATTAGGATTTGATTTAAAGACAGAATCTGGTGCAGAAATACATGGTCAGACACGTAGTTTTCAATATTCGAAAGCAAGAAATGTAAGTCAGACTGATTTAACTCCGAAAGGTAGAGATGCTGGTGCTAAACTTGGTAAAGTTTCCAGTATTGCGTTAGATGATTTTTTAGAGAGTAACAGTTTAGAAAGACCTTCATCTGCATCTAGACATCCACATATCCCTTTAGTTGGTAAATGGAAAGATACTGATAAGAAATATTGGATAGATTTGTATAATGAATTAAGAGATTCTACTTATGAAATAGACTTTGGTGAGATTGCAGTCTATGAAAATAATGTTAAGATAGGAGATACGTTTGAAGAAATATTAAATAAATCAATTGAATATGAAACTGGAAATAAGGATAGAAGTTCTGCTGGAAGATTTTCTTCTAAATTAATTTCTATGGAATGGGCACATATATGGTCAGAAATAGCATCAAAAGATAAACTAGAAGAGTGGTGTAGAGTTCTATATTATGGTGCTAAAAAAGAATTTTCTTCTAACAACGGTCCTTTTTTGAAAATATACTAATGAATAAAACCATCGAACAACTCATTCAATCCTTTGAACCTAAGTCAATGAATAGGAAACAAATCTTTAATGATTTTCTATATCATTGCTTTACGACCATTGATCAACTGATAACTTCAGAAAACCGTAAACGTAACAAGGATAAATATATTATTATGAGGCAAAATCTCATTAACTATCTTATCGCCAACGAAAGAAAAGTAACACCCAAACTTTATAAATGAAATCATTTTTCCAATTTTTTACTGAATCACAGGCAGTTCAACAAGCCACACGCATGGGTTTGCAGACTGATGGTCATGGAGGGTGGTATGATAAGAAAGGAGAATTTGTAGCAAAAACAGAGAAAGGACAATTAAAATTCTTTAATAAGAGACAGAAGATAGGTAAGCAAGATCCACCACAAACAGAAAAAGAAAGAAAATTATCACAAACAACATCTGCGTCTGCAGCAAAAGTAGAACCTGCATCACAGGCAGAAAAACCAATTGAGATGATTCCACCAGAGGTGGAGAAAACAAAAGGAACTTTGACAATTGCATTTGGTAGATTTAATCCACCAACCACAGGACATCAAAAACTTTTAGATACTGTTGCGACATCTTCTGATGATGGTGATTATGTAATTGTTCCATCAAGAAGTCAGGATAAGAAAAAAAATCCACTAGATGCTGATAGTAAAGTTGAAGTTATGAAACAAATGTTTCCGAGTCATAGTGGAAAGATTGTTAATGATCCTGCGAATAGAACTATATTTGATGTGATGAAAAAAGCACATACTGATGGATATGCAAATGTCAGAATTGTTGGTGGTAGTGATCGTGTTGGAGAGTTTGAGAAATTAACTGGAACTTATAATAAAAAACTTTATGATTTTGATAATATTGAAGTTCGTTCTGCTGGAGATCGTGATGCTGATGGTGAAGGAGTAGAGGGAATGTCTGCATCAAAGCAAAGGAAGTATGCAGCAGATAATGATTT